ATTGTTGATGTCGTACTGGCGAACAATACGCATCGAGATGCCGTTATGAACCTGACGCGATGCCATGTCAACACCTTGCGGCATCATCAGATCGGCAGTAGCGAAAGTGATTGCGTCTTTATGGTAGACGAGGTTTTGTGGGTACTGCGACGATGTTGCACCAACAAACGTTACAGCCTTGCTGGTTGCTGGCAAGCTGTTAACCGTTGCAAGCGCGTTGCTAGCCGAGTACATCGGAGCAACCGTCAAGTTACCTGCGCCAGAACCGTTAAGCGTCACATCAACCGTTACAACGAACTGGAACAGCGAACCAGTTGACTCACGGGTCTGTGGGTTAACAGCATAGCAGTCAGCCACGGTAAACACGTCGCCAGCCTTAACCGTTGCGCTAGCGCCTGCGCCGGTAATAGCAATGGTGGTTGCACCTTCGCTAGTAACAGCCGCAGAAGTTGTGCCGCCGGTAGCCGTACGTGAGCCGGTCGTGAACTGCTTGATCGACTGAGACATGTTGATCTCATCAAAGCCAAGTACGCCCATGCCCATCATGCCGTTTCTAAACTGCTTGCTGATCGTATCGGTGGGGTTAAACAAACCTTTCATACCCTCAACTAAACCAGCGTTAGCAGCGGGATTAACCGTAGCGTAACGGGGCGACATCACAGCAGCGTTCTCGTTCAATTTCTGCTGAGCTTGCAACAGAACCAACGATGTGCCAGGCGTTGTGCCAGGCGTACCAACCGTGTTGCCAACATACAGATACGAATTAGCAACGTCTGCATCGATGCTTGATGCAAGTTGGCTAATACGCGGCTTAAGAACGCGCTCTGCAAAGTCATCCAACTGCAAGGTCAACTCAGCAGAAGTAAAGTTAACGCCGATGTGCTTTTGTGAAGCAACAGTCAATGTGGTGAATTGCTCGTTATCTGACTGAACTTGCAGAGCAGCTCCATCAGTAACAAGTGCGCGATCCGGTAAACGGATACGCAAGGTTGAACCAATCTTAGCACCTTCGACAGCAAAGCTATCGTCGTACTGACGGTTTACGTTGCGGGTCAAGACAAGATTATTCTCAAGGATTTCAAGTGCCTTGCGAGTAATCATGTCAATGGTTAATAAACTATTTGCCATGACAATTCCTTATAAAAAATTAGCGGATACGGTTTTGAGCTTCCCATTTCTTTATCTGCCGTTGACGCTCGGCTTCAATCCACTCTGACGTTGACATCTCTTTAATCGAACGTGGGTCAGTCGTGTCTAAAACTCTTGCGTTGCCACCCCGTGGGGTAACCGGCTGAATCGGCGCTGGGGCGCTCGATGATTTCTTAACAGGAGGATTTTCGCTTAATTTAGCTTCAATCTTCCCAATCTCTTTGGCCTGCAAAAAAGGAGACAACTTGGCAATACGATCAGCTTCTTTCGGGTTAGAACCAAGGTAATACGCTACCTCAGGGCCAATGTCAGACGCTTGAATCGTTTCGGCCATCACTGTTGTGATTGGAAGACGCGGGTTGTACGCAACTTGCTCAAAATCTTCGTACTTAGTCCGTGCTTCTTCTTCGCGCTCGTGATAGACCTCAAGAATTTCAGCCCGCTGTCTTTCTGCATCACGTCGTGCAAGTAATTCTACGGCTTTTCTTTCGGCTAACGCTTCCGCGTATTCCTCAGTTGTCGCAAAATTATCTTGAGTTAATGATTCATCTAACGGCGTTACGGAAGTAGACCCCCGCAGCTTTTGTTCCCGTTCCCATTTACGCTGCTCTCTCGCAAGGCGTTTGCTGATCATTGCATCAAGTTCAGCCTGGGTAAATCGCTTTTCCTCAGTCTGCTCTGGTGCTTGTTCAGCGACCTCCGGCGCAATCTGTGCATTCTCCGTGGTGGCCGTCACCTCGGGTGCTGGCGCGGTTTCAACTTCCGCTAAGTTTTCTTGAATTTGTTCAGTCATACATCCAACTCGTTAGAGTCTCGGTCTAGTGGGCCGATACATTGATAACCTATATTATCTTACAAACACTATTGTGGCAATATTACTTGTACCCAACTTGTTGTGGCCTCATCCCATGTGTACATTCCATCTGTAGGCATCGCAACAGGCGCTTCCCACTGAGCATTGGCATTTAACAGCCATGAAGGAAAAGGCTTAGGCGGCACAAACGCATCAATATCTTCTCGGTAGGTGTAACCAATTCCTGCGTAGTTCTTACGCATGTTGCCGTTGTAAGAGGTCTGCTTCCACGTTCCACCTAGAATCTTTTCTAGATGCGCCGCGCCAATGTGTTCTTTCTCAACGCCAAACGCATCAGCCGTGTCTTTGTTATCAACTACAACAACCTGCGTGACGATGTTGTTTTCATCCAATTTACAAAAATGAGCCATTACGCCTCCAACTTGAGTCCGGTTAAATCCATTTCTTCCCCGACAACTCCTACGGGAAAGGTGTTAAACGATAGTGAAATTCTTGTGTCCTCGCCTTTGACTTCAGGAACCATGTGCGTCAGCGAAGAAGGAAAGAGAATCAGTCTGCCTGCATAAGCCTCAAACCACCAGCTCTCCGAGTTATACGGATTCCACTGTTCCGGCGGGAATTTGATCTGCTGCCAGCCATCTTTGTAGAAATAAATCCGATCATCAGGGTTGGTCTGCACATAGAACACACCTGAGATGTACGAATTAGGATGAGCGTGTTTGTGGTGGTACTGGCCTTGTTCTGAGTAGTTGCACCAGCTTTGTGTCACACGCAGTGTTACATTGTGCTTAGGATTGACTGTGGACTTGAAGTATTCCGAGACAGCATCTTCAATAAACGAACGTAGGTTTGTCAGTACAGGGCTACGAAGTACGAAGTTATCAGTGCTTGTCGTATTTCCCTGATTGGGCCTTGTCTCAAGCTCACGGATGAAGAACAACTCCTCATCGCTTAATGGGCGACCTAGTTCAGCAAAGCCTACAGGTGTCGGAAACAGATTATGCAATTGCATCTTCGATTTCCTTTTGCTTCACACCCATTTGCTCTAACTGTTCAGGTAGCCAAATCGTAGGGATAGCATCTTCAAACTCTTTGATCTTGTCTATCACCCAGTAGACCTCTTCAATCGTGGGACAAGGTCTAGGATCATCCCAGCGTGTGAATACGTTGTTAGAGATTTCCCACTTAGCACCCGGACGAAGAAGGTGCATAGCTGTGTCTATTCCTAGGAACTTATAAACTTTTGTAGTCATGTTATTGATTGATTTTGATGATTACGATACCGGAGCCGCCTTTGCCGCCTGTATTACCAGATGGGGTTGTTCCAGCACCACCACCACCACCGCCACCCACGTTTGTCGCTCCGGCAACTCCAGATGTTGGCGCTATATTTGCGTTCCCGCCACCACCTATACCGCCAGTTCCTTGTGTTCCTGATAAAAATATTCCACCGCCACCTCCACCAGCAAAATAATTACCAGCGCCAGATGAGGCATCGCCGCTTTTTCCATAACCATTGGCAAAAGACGGGCCTAATGATCCAGCTCCTCCATTACCACCAACAGAAGTCGTTCCATTTCCACCAGCCGCACTAGCGCCACCGCCACCACCAGAGCCATACAGCGCAGAAGAGGTTCCCATGCCCCCATTAAATCCTTGTACTGTAGTTGTTTCACCGGGAACTGGAGTAATTGCAAGTCGTGATCCACCAGTGTTGTTAGGCGGTGTTCCACCGCCACCGGAACCACCATCTCTTCCAACACCACTTGAAAAAAAATAAGTTCCACCGCCACCGCCACCTTTAGATGTTACCGTGTTGAATGTGGAGTCCTGCCCATCACCACCTTGAGCGGTTGATGAGGAACTAGAAGCGCCTGCCGTTCCACCTCCACCAACCGTAATGGCGTAATCCGTTCCGGCAGATACCGTCATACCCGTACCATTTCTAAATCCTCCGGCCCCACCTCCAGTGCCGCCTGAATAAGCATTAGGTACACCTCCACCACCCCCACCACCCGCAACCACAAGGTAGTCAACAGAGGTCACACCCGTAGGACATTTCCACGTAGTCGTGCCTTTGAATACAAAGACGGTTTGACTGGGGACGGTGTACTTTAAGATGACGATACCGGAGCCGCCAGAGCCTCCTATTTGTGATGAACCGTTCCAACCACCGCCGCCACCACCTCCGCCAGTGTTAACAGTCCCAGACGTTCCATTTGCAGTTACGCTTGCAGCACCACCGCCTCCTGCGCCACCAGAACCAGCGGTGTTTCCCGGGCCAGAATTGATTGATGAACCGCCGCCGCCACCAGCATAAGTTACTGATGCACCTGAAATCGATGTCGTCGCTCCAGCACCACCATTGCCACCAGTATTTGGACTCGGGGTTCCATTTGATCCCGCAGCGCCAGCCCCGCCACCGCCACCAGAAGCATAAATAGAGGCATTTCCGCCTGTGTTACCTTGAGATGGGCTTGTTGATGGTGTGTTGCCAGCCCCGCCAGTACCTCCAGCAGGACCGTTTCCTGATTGACCACCACCGCCTGAGCCTCCTGCAACACCATTCCCAGCAAAAGGAGAACCAAAACCACCCCTTCCCCCACCTGCGGATGTAATAGAACTAAATACAGAATTAGACCCTGACGTTGCCGCAGTAAATCCTGCCCCTGCTCCTCCAGATCCAACAGTAATTGTGTAATCCGTTCCTGCCGTGACGCTTAATCCCGTTCCTGTTCTAAAACCTCCCGCACCACCACCTGCTCCTTGATCTCCGCTAGCACCCCCACCACCAGCCACTACCAAATACTCAACCTCTGTCACCCCAGTAGGGCATGTCCACGTTGAATTACCCGTAAAGGTTTGGATGATGGTGTAGCCACCACCGCCTCCACCAAACGTGGAGCCAAGCAAAGAAAGAAGAATGCCTGTCATGATACGTTTCCAGATACAACGCAAGCTGTTGCGCTATAGAACAAAACCGTTGCCACACCTCGTGTAGCAAGCGTCATGGATGTTTTGATGGTGTCTGTACCAGCAATGTAAGCGGTAGGCGCAGAACAGGTAATCGTAATGCTGCCCGAAG